GTAAGGGCCTTCCGTCCTTCGTTTTATAACATCAGTTAAGGAGTGGTACATAATGCAACCTACAATGAATGAAAAGCTGGCTGCTTTGCAAAAGCAAATCGATCAGCTAAATATAGCTGTTTCGAAGCTTACGCAAGTAGTTTGGCGTGTTCAGGTTATGGGAACTTTCCTATACTCTGAATCACACCCAGCTGACTTCAGTGTAGCGCCTTCGCATCTCCGTGCTAATAAGCTAGGAGTTAATACGAAGGTTGGGCAGGTCCTTCTCAGCGGTTTCCCTAAAATTGGTCCGGATGATCTGTATAACCAAGTGTTATCAGTGACTCCGAATTTATGATTAGGGTCGTTGTGTCGGCTCTGGTGTTGCTATTATGTGACCTCCTTAACGCTGCGATCCATAAGAAGATTGCGATGCGTATAAAACAGTTCTGGAAAAGGTAACTCGCATGTACAATAGAGTACGAGAATATATCCACACGGTCCCGGTTGCCGAGAATTGGAATGAGTTAAATCAAACTATACGTGAAGGTTCAGAAGGTATATGTACTGCATTCAACAGTACAGTTATCTCCAAGAAACACGTCGAGTTTGATCTCAAGTACAATTCAGGATTAATCGAAGACTGTGGACGAACAACAGTACACCCGACTTTTCCCAATGGGAAACGTCAGAAGAGAAAACGTGCCTATGAGACTACAAGTCACATAGACATGGCCGGGACTAACTGTGTAAAAGCAGCTAAGCCATGCCATCATACCAAACGTGAAATTCTCGCCAGTAATGGCGATACTATTGCGTATGGGTATACGGATAACTCTTCAGGTGGTGCATGTGATCTCATACATACTATTGAGGGCGAGGCGACCCCGGCTGCCTTAGTTGCTAGGATCCATGGACCCGGCTACATTTCATCAGTTTTTGATGGTGTGGCCGATCTAAATCCAAACGACTTTGGCAGTCCGGATTGGTTTGCGCTATCTGCGAAGTTTAATGAGGCTACTGATAGCCTAATGCCCTCTTCTTTCTTTGCGGGAGAAGCTTTTGCAGAAGGTTCCATTTATATGGATGCCGTCCGCTTAGTAATCCAGCCCAGAAAGTCGATTACACATTTTATTAAAAATGTGTTCAAGGACAGACTTCACAAGAAGAATCTTGGGGAAATATCTGCGCATTACGGTAAGCTTATTCGTAAGCCTATTCGTGATCGTTTGATATACTCCGAGAAACTTATTAATAGCAAGAACCCAC